AACGTGGTATAATTTCAATCACTTCAAACCGGGAAGAAGGGATGAAAAAAGACAAATGAGTGAAAGCGAAAGCCCGAAGAAAGAAGAACTGATAATACAACAAAAGGTGTATGACATGATAATGTATGCATACCCGGCAATCGAACAATTTCCGAAGGCACAAAAATTTTCACTGGCCCAGGACATGAAAAGATGCCTGGATAACATCATGCGATATATCATAGCCGCAAATAAGAAATATACCAAAAAAACCACATTGCAGGAATTGGATATTGAAGTGGCAGCACTGAAAGTTTATATCAGAATGGCACATGAACTGGGATATTTACCACCCAAAAAATATGAAGTATGGTCAAAAATGACGGTTGAAGTCGGGAAAATGGTGGGCGGATGGATTAAGGCCACACGTGAAAAGACATTGACCCAGGATGATGCCGAAGTTCCGGTAAAAGCAGATGGACCAGAAGAAACATACCAGTGTAGTGAATGTTCTGACGCTATCACAAAGAAAATTAAGGATTTTTCAGAACAAAGATACGGCCAGGCACTATGCTATAAGTGCCAAAGAAAGAGGAAAAAAGGGGAATAGATTACAGTTGCCTTTTCTCGGTGGCAGTTATTGGAATGGTTCCGGTGCGGGCGTGTTCGCCCTCAATATTAACGAACCCCGTTCCAACGTCAATTCCGGCAGAGGTTTCCGTTCCGCTCTACCTTCAAGCCAGATGCCAGGGCCTTGCGGGGTCCGGGCCAGTGCAGGAGGATAAAGGGGTTTATTTCCTTGCCAAAGGGCAGAAAAATAAATGGTTGTGAAGCCTTGAGTAACGAAAGCGAAAAACGTGAAAGCAACATTAAAGGAAAGCTATGAAGACACTAAAAAATGTATTTGAACAGGTGGTTGACTATGATAATTTGTACCGGGCTTACCTTAATGCCAGGCTTTGCAAACGGTACAGATATGAAGTGCTGAACTTCTCCGCACACTTGGAAGATAACCTGGTGAAGCTGCAAAAAGAATTGATTGACAGGACCTACACGCTTGGAAAGTATAGAGAATTTTATATATACGAACCGAAAAAGCGGTTGGTAATGGCGCAGCCTTTTAAAGACAGGGTGGTGCAATGGGCCATTTACCAGGTTTTAAACCCGGTATTTGCGCAAGGCTATATCACGGATAGTTATGCATGTATAAAAGAGAGAGGAACGCATAAGGCCGTGAAGCGCCTGCATTATTGGTTGCGCCAGGTAGGGAAGAAGCCGGAAAAGTATTATTTCTTGAAGCTGGATATTAGCAAATATTTTTACAGGATTGACCATGATGTGTTAATGGGAATACTGAAACGGAAAATCCATGATGATGACATGATTTTTCTTCTTGATAAGATAGTAAACAGCAGCGAAACGAATTTCGGATTGCCGCCTGGGAAAAGTCCTGGAGAAGTGAAACGGTCAGACCGGGTGAGTGAAAAAGGTATGCCAGTGGGAAATCTAAGCAGCCAGATGTTTGCTAACCTGTATTTGAATGAACTGGACCAGTATTGCAAAAGAACGTTGGGAATACATTTCTATGTCAGATACATGGATGATGTTATAATCCTGCATCAAGACAAGGACCAGCTTCACGAATGGAAAAGAATTATTGATACCTTTTTGAAAGAAAAATTGCAGTTGGATTTGAATGAAAAAACTTGCATCCGGCCTATTACACTGGGCGTTGAATTTTGCGGGTATAAGATTTGGAACACACACATTAAATTGCGAAAGAGTACAGCCCTAAAGATGAAACGCAATCTGAAAAAGCTGCAAAAGGAATACGCAGCCGGAGAAGTAACGGTGGAAGAAGCAAAGCAAACCATTAGTTCATACCTGGGGATTTTAAAGCATTGCGACAGTTACAGTCTGAAAAGAACGATTTTTGGAGAGTACGGAAGCAGTGAAGAATATGAAGGATGGTTTTTCCTTCAACGAGCAACCACAGAAACACAATAATTATGATGCCAGGCAGCGCAGAATATGCGCTGCCTTTTGTATGCCAAAATTTAAGGAAGGGGGTGCAGGAATGGGGCCGGATGAACTGGTGGAACTGCTAAAAACTGCCTTGATGTGGCTGGCAGGAATAGGAATAGTAATTGACATGACACCGGGAATTAAATTTCAGCCCGTGCGCTGGCTGCTGGGATGGGTAGGAAAACAGATGAATAAGGAATTGCAGCAGGATTTTGAAAAGCTGGCAAAAGACTTTGAAACCCATAAGGTTGACAGCCAGCGCACGGAAATACTTGATTTTGCCAATAGTGCCATGAACCGCAGGAAGCACACGAAGGAAGAATTTGACCATATCATCAAAGTGCATGATGACTATTTGCAGTATGTGAGAGAACGAAACCTGGAAAACGGGCAAGTAAAACTGGCGTATGAGTATATCGAAAAAATATATCAACGTTGCCTGGAAAAAAACAGCTTTCTTGTGGTGCGGGAAGACGAAGAAACGGAGGATTGACACATTATGAAAGTTATCATATTTCTGGCCGGGGTCATAACGTGCGCCTTCTTCATGGTCCTGGCGAATGCCAGAAACATAAACAAAGCCAGGAGAAGGCGGAGGATAGAGAGGAAACGGCATCCAGAAAAGAAATTGCAGGCAACAAAAATAATTGTCTTTTCTATCATGGTCACCTACTATGCTGCATTTGCCCTGGGGGTATGGGTGGTGATATGTAAAGACTTTTACCAGCTTGCCACGCTTTTGACATTTGTAGGTGGCGTGTCCGTCATTGCGGTAGCGTTCTACTGCTGGAAGTCGAAAGCTGAAAATCTCTTGAAAATCCGAAAAGAGGAACCAGAACTGGGCGTGAGCCTGTCAATGTCAGATATAGCGAATTTAAGTTCGCAGTAAGGAGGAAGCATGACTGAACAATTAAAGAAAGAAATTGTGGCAGCAGCGCAGAACATCATTTTTGCAAATGAAGGAAATTACGGTTCTGTAAATGCTGATGACAACGGAGCAGTGAGCGTGGGAAAGGTGCAGTGGCACGGAACACGGGCACTGAACCTTCTGAAAACAATATGCAAGATGGAGAGCAGGGCAGCAACCATTCTGGGGGCTGCCCTTTATCGTGAAATCACAACGGTGGCAGACTGGGGAACCAGGACCGTGACAGCGGCGGAAAAAACGGTTATAAGCGCTCTTTTAACCACGGCATCCGGGAAAGCGGCACAAGATGACCTGGCGGAAGCTGATGTGGCAGCGTATGTGGACCATGGAATTAAACTGGGGATTGAAGACCCGAAAGCGCTTGTATACTTTGCGGACCTGGAAAACCAGGGAGGGGCCGGAGCGTCAAAGAGAGTGGCAGCAGCGGCGGGAACGGTCACACTTTCCAGCATCCATGCTGCCGCCCTTGCGGATAGGGTGATGGGCCGTTACAGCAGCAGAAGAAACAATGTGTATAACAAAGCAAACGCCTTGAACTTCACGGCGGGAAATGGAGGAAATAAGATGGGAGTAATTGACACAGCAGTTCAATGGATGGTAGGAATTGCAAATGACAACAGCCATGGTTATGACCAGTCAAACCGCTGGGGGCCGGATTATGATTGCAGTTCATTAGTTATCTCGGCTTATGAACGTGCAGGGGTTCCGGTAAAATCAAAGGGTGGCGCAACCTATACAGGGAACATGAAACGGGCGTTTCTGAATAATGGTTTCAAAGATGTAACAAGTAGCGTGAACCTGTCAACAGGGGCAGGAATGAAGAAAGGTGATGTACTTCTGAACGAAACGCATCACACGGCCCTGGTGGTCACGGATGGAGCCGGAACCATTGTACATGCATCAATCAATGAAAAAGGAACTGCCGTGGGCGGCGCAAGTGGTGACCAGACCGGGAAAGAGATTTGCACACGGTCCTATTATAACTATCCATGGGGGTGCGTGTTGCGGTACGGCCAGGGCGGCAGCACATCCGGCAGCAGCGGCGGTACATCCGGGGGCCAGACATACACGGTGCGGAGCGGTGACACGCTTTCCAGCATTGCGGCGAA